ATATTAGAGAATATAATAAAATTTAAAAAAGAATTTTTAATTAATCAACCAAACTGATGATTTATGTGTACGACATCGAGACTTATAAAGAAGCATTCATTGTTGTATTTAAAAATATAAAAGATGAAAAAAATTATATTTTTGAGATTTCAGATAGAAAAAATGATTATGATAAATTAGTCAAATTTGTAAAATCTGTTGATTATTTAATAGGTTTTAATAATTTGGCGTTTGACTGGCCTGTATTTAGAAGTGTTATATTAGATAAATTAGATTCTTATCAGGCTTATGAATATGCTAATCATATTATAAATAAAGAATATAGTCAGCTTCCTAGTTGGCAAGAAGAAATTAAACAAATTGATTTATATAAGATTTGGCATTTCGATAATAAAGCCAAAAGAACCTCTCTAAAATGGTGCGAATTTTTTCTTCGAGCACCAAAGCTCCAGGACTTACCCTACAAACCTGGAGACTCCCTTACAAACAAAATGATAGATCAAATAATAGAATATTGTATAAATGATGTAGATGCTACTTACGAATTATTTAAAGTAAGTAAAGACAAACTAAAGTTAAGAAAAACTTTAGGAAAACAATATAATTTGAATTTAATAAATGCGAATGATCCTAAAATAGGATCAGAAATATTTGCATCTATTATATCAGAGCGTTTAGGCGTTTCTAAGCGCACTTTATTAAATATGCGCACACATAGACCAGTTATACTTATAGATGAACTTATACTACCTTATATTAGCTTTAAATCAAAAGAATTTAATCACATTCTTAACTTTTTTGCAAAAACCATTGTAATAAATGGTGATTTAAAAGGAGTTATAGAAAATCATATAAATTATAAAGGATTACAATATGATTACGGAGCTGGTGGTATTCATGGCTCTAAAACTGGTATATTTAAAGAAGATAGAAATTATATGATTATTGATATAGATGTGGCAAGTTATTATCCTAATCTTGCTATAAAAAACAAATTTTATCCAGAACATTTAGGTGAAGAATTTTGTGATATATATGAAGAAGTATATAACACTAGAAAATTAGCTAAAAAGAAAGCAAAACAAGAAAAAGACCCAGTAGCAATAGCAGTAAATGCGGGATTAAAATTAGGATTAAATGGTACTTATGGTAAGAGTAATGATAAATATTCATTCTTTTATGATCCTGCTTATACTTTAAAGACCACTATAAATGGTCAATTGCTTTTATCCATGTTAGCTGAAAGTTTAGCCGATATATCAGAAGTTATACAAATTAATACAGATGGTTTAACTATTAGAGTTAAACGTAGTTTAGAAAGCAAAGTAATGTCTATTTGTAGAGATTGGGAACAATTAACTCAATTAGAACTAGAATATGCTTACTATAAAAAAATGGTAGTTCGCGATGTAAACAATTACATAGCACAGACTATAAATGGATATTGCAAGTATAAAGGTGTATTTGAGATAGATAAAGAAGTGGCTGGTGAACCAGCATTACATAAAAATAATAGCTATAGAATTATTCCAATAGCTTTAAAAGAATATTTTATAAACAATATACCTATAGAAGAAACGTTGAAAAATCATAAGAATATTTATGATTTTTGTGCTGGTATTAGAGGTAGAAGTGGTTGGAAATTTAAATTAAGATCGCAAAATTCTAATAAAGAAACATTACTTCAAAAAACTAACAGATATTATGTTAGCACTAATTCTTCTGATACTTGTGCGCTGCTTATAAAATATCACGATGACGGTAGAGAATCTTATGTAGAAGCACATCCTAAGTCAGGATGTTATTATAACTGTCAAATTATGAATAATTATTTTGAGACTAATAATTATAAAATAAATTATACTTATTATGAGAGAGCTTGTAGAAAGATTGTAAATCAAATAATTGATAATCAATTAAATTTATTTTAATGAACGTAATTTGCAAAAATCCTAAAAATTATAACATTACTTTAGAAAAAAATTATAATGTTATAGAACAAGATAATGATTATTTTATTATAGAAAATGATTTGGAAAATGTTGAAAAGTATCACAAAAATTTATTTGAATGGGAAAAAGAACAATTATCAGATCAAGAAATATTAGATAGTATTAATGTTCAATATGTTGCAAGATCAGGAAGATATGCTAGAATTTCAAGAGAAAATAAGGAAGGAGAGCACATTATAAAAGACATTGCTCTTGATATTGACTATTCAGAATCTATAATCTCATGTGGTATAGGGGAGTTAGCGGGAATTAACAATCTGGCAAATGTAGTAAATCGGATTGAGTTAGATATACAAGATAGAGAATTAGAAAGTAAAGCTCGTGATTATATATTTAAAGAAATTATTAGACAGTATGTTGAAATTCTAAATACTAAGATAACTTTGTTATCAACTAATATAACACATAACGATGAAAGAATCAATAGGATTTTATCTGAAATGTATACAAATGTATCTACTTACAATTATAATTCAGGAAATGAAATTAAATTATGGATAGCTATTCAAGAAAAAAATGAATATGCAGATAATTAAAAACCAAAAAAAATAACAGGCATAAACCAAACCAATGAATTTAGATAAAATAATAAAAGTTATAGAGCAAAAAAATCCAACCAACAAAACACCTTACATTTTATTTTTAACTTGTCTTGCATATAAATTAGACCCCAACTTTGTTATTATTTCTGATGTTGCTATACAAAATATGAGTAAATGGGGCTTAATTAGAAGAAACTCAGTAGGTCAAATAAAATTATTAAATCAAAATTTAGAAGAAGTTATATCCGATGTAGATAAATATTTAGAAGAGTATAGAAATGTATTTAAAGATTTATTTACTGGTTCTATGGGTTCTCCTAAAGCTGTAAGAAAAAAACTATTAAATTGGTTAGAAGAGAACCCTCAATATGATATGCAAGACATTATAAAAGCTGCTCATTATTGGGTAGATAATAAAAAAAGAGAAGTTTCTAATCCAAATCTTATAGGACAGGCGGATTATTTTATATCCAAAAAAGTAGATGGAGTAGAAACTAGTCGTTTATTATCAATAATTGACGAAGCAATTAATAATTTTGAAATCAATGAAGAGGTCATTTGATTCATTAGTAAATTACATTAGAGAACAATATGGAAAGGGCAAAAAAATTATCTGTCCTTATAACAGGTATAATGATTATAAAATAGATGTAGCTAATAGCAATTGTAAATTTTTATATATAGATTATTTCTATAATTTATTATTTCCCACTTATTCAGTTTACGGAGAATATGAATTTATAAAACATCTAAGAGCTGTTATGAAGTCTGTTAATAAAGAATTAGTAGCATTTAATATAACAGAAAGAGATTATAAAACTATAATAAAATTATTAGAGAACAATTTTAATATATACGATATATTAGAAATTCCAATAGGTTATGGTGGGAAAAACCAGTATCATATTTTTATAATTAATCCTTATGGAAGACAGTTTTATATAAAGAGAATGAAACTTAAAATGAAGAATCCTTATAAAGAACATGAGTTTGAAAAATTAAATATTTATAAATGTATAGATGCAAAGAATACCAGTTTATTAAAAAAAGATGAATTATATGATGGAAAAATTGAAGGAAAAAATATAAAGATTTTAACAAACAAAGGAAAAAAGCTTTATAAGCTTACAAGATTTAAATTTGTTGAATAAATCAACTAGCCAAACCAATGAGTAAAGTATTAAAAAGAATTAACCAATTAGAAAAAAATATAAAACTTCGAGAAGAAAATAAATTTAACCTTATACCTTGGTATGAACATTTTCCAAGATTATCAGAATATGTGCCTGGTATATTTCCAGGAGAAATGCTAAAGATTTTAGCTCCAACTGGTGTTGGTAAAACTAAGTTGGCTAAATTTTTAAGCATATTTATACCTTTTGAGCTTCATAAAAAATATGGACTCAAATTCCATGTAACTTATTTTGCATTGGAAGAAAGTATAGATGAGTTTATAGACTCATTAATTATTATGATGTTATATTTAAAGTATAATGTATCTATAGGTAGAATGGAACTAAATTCTTTTAAAAAGAAACCTCTTAGTAGGGAAATGTTAGAAAAGATAAAGAATGTTAGTAAATATGTTGAAGAAATTATGCAATTTATAGATGTTGTAGATAACATTCATAATCCTACAGGAGCGTATAAATATCTAAGAAATTATTCAGAAAAAGTAGGTAAACATCATTATAAGCAAGTAGAATTTTATGATGATGTAAAGAAAAGAAAGTATTTACAAGAAGTTTACTCACATTATGAACAAGATGATCCTGAAACATTTGAACTTGTTGTAGTAGATCATGTAAGTTTATTTTCACCTGAAGGCGGTTTAGATCACCACAAAAGTTTAGGCAGATGGTCAGTTGATTACTGTAGAAAACAAATTACTAAGAACTGGAACTGGTCTATTATAAATGTACAACAAGTTGCAATGTCTTCAGATAATAATGATGCTTTTAAAATAGGAAGATTAGAACCTAGTATATCAGATTTAGGTAACAATAAGGAGTTAGCTAGAGATGACATGCTTATAATATCTTTATTCGATCCATTAAGATATGATCTTAAAAGACACAATGGTTATGATTTGAGAGAAATAGGTAAAGCTTATAGAAGTTTAGGTATTTTAAAGAACAGATATGGTGAATCAGATAAAAAAATAGGTCTATATTTTAATGGGGCAACAGGGCAATTTAAAGAGTTGCCCAGAGCTGTCTAAAAAAATCAGTTAATGAAAGTAAAAATTTCAGTAAAGGATTTATTAGAGAATAATGTTGTACAAGGTTTTTTTAAAATAGGGCAGAATATTTTACGAGTGAGTAATTTTGATAATATATACATTTACATCACACACACTAATTGTAAATTAGCAACTATAGAAGGATTAGAGGATTTATATGATATATTAGGAGATGTACAAAAGTTCTGTACAGCTTTTAATAATATTTCGTCTTGTATAGAGGAAAAATATATATTTATTCATGTAAATCAAGATCAATATAAACGTTTTATAAAAAAATTTTTAAAAAATCAAAAAGTGGTTTATAAAAAGAGAGTTGAGGTTTCTCCGACTTGGAGTCAATACCACATTTTAATACAAAATTCACATTTTCCACAATAAAAATAATGAAACTACCAAAACCAAACCAAGTAGTAGAAGTTAAGAATAAAAATCCAGACAAATTATTTATATTTTCACATCCAAAAGTAGGAAAAACTAGTTTAGTAGCAGGTCTACCTAATCATTTATTAATAGATGTAGAAGGCGGCTCTAAATTTGTTAGCGGTACTAAGATTAATGTGACAGAAATGGCAGAAAAGGAAAATATATCTTTATTAAAAGCTTTAAAAGAGGTTGCAAATTCTATAAGAGAAGCTAATAAAGAAGCAGGTAAAAAGATTTATGATTATGGTATTATAGATACTGCTACTAAACTAGAAGAAGTAGCTAAAGATTTAGCCGGAATATTATACAAAACCACTCCTATGGGTAAATCTTGGAATGGTAGTGATATTACTACTCTTCCTAATGGAGCTGGTTATAATTGGCTACGTTTAGCTTATCAAAGAATTTATCAAGACTTTGAAGGTTTATTTAACAAATGTTTTATAATGTTAGGCCACGTTAAAAATGCATCTATTAATAAAGACGGTAAAGACTTAGCCGCTAAAGATATTAATTTAACAGGTAAACTTAAAACCATTGTAGCAGCAGATGCAGATGCAATTGGTTTTTTATATAGAAAAAAAGGAGAACCTATTAATATTCTAAGCTTTAAAACTAGTGAGAATGATTTAGCAACAGGAGCTAGGCCACCTCATTTAAGAGGTAAAGAATTTGAAATTTCTAAACTAGTAGATGATAATATTGTAGAAACTTATTGGGAACAAATATTTATAGAATAAAAAATTAAAAAAAATGAATTTAAAATTAAACCCAAATATAAAATGTGACAAACATAAGATAATGAATTGTCCATCTTGTTTTCAGTTACAATCAGATATAATTATGAAAGAAATAGAAGAAAAAACTAAATTTAAAAAAATCAAAAGTAATAAATCTAAAACAACCAAAACTAATGAATAGATTTTCAAAAAACAGCGAAGCATTTAATAAATCTTCGGACAATAACACCCTTTATACAGGACTTGCAGTTACTAAAGTATTAGCTATTAATCCTACAAAAGAAAAGTTAGCAGAAATAGTAGGAGAAGAAACTGCTGCAAAATTTGATACTACTTATGCTAAAAAGGAAAATCAGTTTACTGGTAAAATGGTTAGACCACTACATATTTGGGTACAAGACAAAGATGAAAAGTCTAGACCAACACTTATGAATATTGATTTAGGTGAAGATCATCAAGTATCTAATGCAGGAAATATTAAGTTTATCAACCATAATCTACAAGATACTTGGGCTAAGAATGAAGAAGACCTTACTGGTAATCCTAAAATGGGGTGGTATTCTACTACAGGTCTACATGAAGCTAAAACTGGTGAAGTAAACTATTATAAGTTTATTGCGCAACTCTTTTCCTATAATTTTGAGAAGCAAGATTTCTTTGAGTGGGTGCAAGAAATGGGAATTGACTTCAATAACGTATATGAAGGTAATTTTGAAGGTGTAAGAGAATTAGTAGATTTTGTCAATTTAAATGAAGGAGAAAAGGAACCTTTTTATTTTGTAGCACTTTGGGTAGTTAGAGAAACTACTGATGGTCAGTATCGTCAACAAGTATTAGTAAATCCTGATACTTGGTACCGCTGTAATGACGAAAGAGTTAGTCAATTTATGTTAGATAATTTACAAGCCAAAATTCAGAAAAAAGAAGAAGAAGGTTATAATCTTACTAATAAATTATTTACGTTAGAGTTTGAAGAATTTAATAAAGCAAAATGCTATAATGCTGCACCAGTTAATACTGTATCAGAGGCAATAGAGCCATCAAAAAATGATGCATTTGACTGGATAGACTAATGAATTTTAAGAATTATCAAAATAACTACAATAAAAAAAGATATATAACACTTGATGAGATTTTCAGCACCCAGGAACAAGTTTTTTTTGAGTTCCTGGGTGTTTATCCCAATAAGACAATTAGATTAAAATCACCATTTAGAAAAGATAAACATCCGGGTTGTAGGTTTGAAGAAAAATATGGCATTTGGTGGTTTGTAGATAATGCTACATATAAAGGCAAGCTGTATTTTAACTGTTTGGATTTAGTTATGTATTTATATGATTTAGATTTTAAAGAAGCTATAAATATAATTTCAAAAAAAGTTAAAATACAGAAAAAAGAATATAAGTATAATTATGATTATGACGAAGATATTGATATTAAAATTAGGTTTAAATATAAGAAATGGGATGAAGATAATTATTTTACAAATCATTATAATGTAAGTCCTGATTATTTAAATTTACAACCATATTATAATGTAGAATCTTATTGGTGTACATCTAAAAAAGACAAAGTATTAAGAAAAAATAGGTATAATTTAGGTAATTATTCAATTGCTTATTATTTTGAAGACAGTGATGATACTAAATTATATTTTCCCTTAAGAAGTTTAAATGATAAATATAATTTTTTAAAGTGGTATAGTAATTGCAATAATGAAGATTTATTTGGTTATCATAGAA